GCTACACTGTATCCCAGACCCCTCGATTGACATGCTTCCGGTCGTCGTTGTAACCCTGTTTCTGGTGCTGTTGGTGTGGAGATGGTCTCGCCGGGAGCCCTGCGACTTCGCAGGTGATCTCCGCTCGTTCGATGCTGCCTGCGTTGGCAAGGAGACCACGGGGGGGACAGTCTTTACCCCCCTGGCCTTTGAGGCCGCTATGGCGTGCAAGGACAAGTATGGCGAGATGAAGTACAACAATGCCAACAAGGTGGTGGTGGGTGAGTTCGTCCGGACCTGGTTCCGGGAGAACAAGCCCGATCTGCGCGTGTGTGACCGAGTCATGCACGCGCAGTACGCCATCGAATTGGCTCTCACCCCAACGGTGTTTGCCGTTCAGGCCACGCGGTACGCCGCGTCGTCCACAGCATGTGGGCGGCGCGGGGCGGCAGCGGCCTCTAGATAGGGGTGCCCCACTGTCTTCCCCGCACGGGTAACTGCTGTGGAAGTTCCAGCAGTCCCCGAGCTTCGGGTGCGGGTGGAGGACAGTCGGGGTAGGTTGAGGTTGCGTGAACGGAGTGTTCGCTACATGGCCGGCCTTGGGTCTGGGGTCGACTTTGGAGTGCACGCAGACAACCTCAAAAATTTGGTGCGGGGGATCACGGAGCGCGTCTTGTACGTGCGCCGTGGTCAGGGGCTTGGCAAGCCCCCTCAGCCGGTGAAGGATGTGTTCAGGCGGTTGGCCTCCATTCGGAGTCGTCTGTTACGCAAAGTGCCCTCGACCCCCGTTGTTGCGAGGGAGGATTTTCCTCTCTTGTATAACGGGCGCAAGCGCGGTGTGTATCAGCGGGCTGTAGATAGTCTCTTGGTTCGGGGACTTACAGTAGCCGATTCGTTTGTCAGTACCTTCATCAAGGCTGAGAAGGTCAACTTTGCTGCCAAGGTTGACCCTGCTCCCCGCGTCATACAGCCTCGCTCCCCTCGTTACAATGTTGAGGTTGGACGTTACCTCAAGTTGTTCGAGAAGGCACTTTTCACAGGGTTTGCCCGCGCGTTTGGCTATCCTGTCGTGCTGAAGGGGATGAATGCGGATGAGGTCGGCGCTTGCATGCACCGGAACTGGCTGGCATTCACGCATCCCGTGGCCGTTGGGCTTGACGCGTCTCGCTTTGACCAGCATGTATCCCGCTCCGCGCTGGAGTGGGAGCATTCTGTGTACAATGCGGCGTTTCAGTCCAGTGAGCTGCGTGGGTTGCTGCGGATGCAGCTGAGGAACCGTGGCATTGCTCGCGCCGATGGGTACCGGGTGGATTACACCGTGGAGGGATGCCGCATGAGCGGCGACATGAACACAGGCATGGGCAACTGCCTTCTGATGTCCAGCATAGTGATTGCCTACTGCGAGCAGGCCGGAGTCAAGCACCGGCTAGCTAACAATGGGGATGACTGTGTTGTATTTCTTGAGGCGGAGGATCTGGCCAAGCTCGACGGGCTTGACCAGTGGTTCCTGGAGTTCGGCTTCACACTGACACGCGAGGCCCCTCGCTATGTGCTTGAGGAGGTTGAGTTCTGCCAGACGCACCCGGTGCTCGTCGGCGGACAGTACCGGATGGTGCGCAACCCCCTCACGGCCATGAGCAAGGACTGCGTGTCTTTGTTGAGCTGGGACACTCCTGAGGACATTCGCTCATGGTGTGCCAGTGTCGCAGCTTGTGGGCTGTCTCTCACCAGCGGTGTGCCTGTGTGGCAATCCTGGTACAGCATCCTGCAGAGAGCGGGTGGTGCTATCAACTCGGGGGTGGACGAGCGCGTGAAGGAGTGCGGTATGTGGTACATGGCCCGGGGGGTCCGCGAGGCGGTGGTGGATGACTGTGCGCGTGTCAGCTTTTGGCGTGCGTTTGGCATCCTCCCTGACCTCCAGATTGCCCTCGAGCAGTACTACGACCGCATCACCGGTCTCGGCTCGCTCACCCCCGTGATGTTGCAGCACCCCATCTGCGGCATCGATCTCGAGAACCCCATCAGCCGGCATGAAGACCAAGACCGCTAGGAACCCTGTGAAGGGGGGAGTGCGCCGTCGGCGCACCAAGATGCCCATCATAGGTGGTAGTGGAGACAGCTCTGTTGTCCGGTACAGCACGCTCGGGACGACAGTCCCCACGCTTTCCAGTAGCCCCAACCTTAGTGCTTATCGCCGCATTTACGTGCCTGGCAATTCGTTCTTGCTGACGAATGCTTCCGGGCCCTCCATTGTGGCGTTTTATAGCACTGGAAAGTTCATGCCTGGTACTTCCGTTCGCTGGGAGCCCAGCGTGAGCTTTTCCACGTCAGGTAGGGTATTTGTTGCTTGGACCGACAACCCGGAAATTGTCACTAGCATTGAGACCGCATATTCCAACTTCACCGGTGGCGCAGGCACTTACAATGACTATGCAGACCTGGTGAAGAGTTTGGGCAGTGTAGTGAGTTTCCCTGTCTGGCAGGAGACTGAGGTTCCGTTTCCGA